CAGGCGGCGTCTCGTTGCCCGGGTCCGGTGGCAGCTTTACTCCCGACGCTCAACAAACCTTAAATCAGCGTGTACAAGCAACAAAGGATGCCGAAGCTAAAGAGCATGAGGAAAGCATGGCTCGGTACGGCGTCGGATACTTAAAAGGAGTGGTGGCCGCAGGACCAGGTTCAAGAGCATTAGTCCCATACGAAGATGCCAAAAAAGAATTAGCCCGTCGTGAGGCAGCATACCAAAAACGAGCTCAAGGTGTAGATGAAGTCGCACCCCCGGGTGCTAAAGCCGAACGCATGGTCAAGCACATCAAGCAAGGTTATGCTCGAGATGGTAAACTGACCGGTAAAGAAAAAGCCATTGCGTATGCTACCACATGGAAAGCACACAACCAGGGACAGGTAGAAGAAGCCAGCACAGATCGGGTCGGATTCCACTTGGATACCGAACGTGCGTACAATGCTGTGATGGAGAGATTTGGTGATGTGGTCGAGCAAGACCCTGAGTCGGGCATGATGACTGTGCCGCGCCGCTACTGGCTGCAGCTGGAACAGGTTGCACATGATGCTGATGGTATTGGTGCTATCGAAGCCGGTGGTGAAAACATTGCAGTAGACGAAGTTGAAGAGTCTTACTGGCAACCCCAGATTGACGAGGCCATCGCACAGGAAGATGTGTTAGACAAAGAAAAGCGCAAACTGGGCGACTACTTGCAAAGTGTAGCCGATGCAGTCAAGCATGACGCTGCCTTGGCCAGCAAACACACACCTACCCACAGCAGTGACACAATTGGATCTGCAGTCAAAACTGTCACAACTGATGACGGGCATGATCTCAAGATTCACGGCAACGAAGACGACGGATTCCGTATCAGTATCAAGGGTCGTCCCAGCAGGGTCAAGTTCAAGAGTCTAGACGAAGCTGGCCTGGCATGTGAAATGTATCGCTCACACCGGCGCCAAAAACTTGAGTCGGCTGACTACATCGAGGAGCAATGATGATTGTCGATGACCTGTTCGAAGACGACGCTGCCAGTTTAGAGTTTATCAAACTGGTACAAGAAAGTGTACAACAGCAGGATGACATCCGTGTTATCCAAAACATGCTATATAAAATGCGCTCAGAGCGCGAACAGAACCAAGCCTAGGACCGTTAAGGTGCGGTGGGCGGCTGCTGCCCGGGAATCACGGATTCGCTACCCTGTGGTCCAAAGTGAGCATATATATTCATATGCTTGATAAATGGAATATGTTAGTGCCCAGGGAATGGACAGGTCGACCTAGTCAGTTAGACAATCGATGGTCCCAGAACTACTATGTGCAGTGGTTAAAAAAATTTCCCGATACTTGGTATCTTGCCCTTTGGCAAAGATGGCCATCTTTGCCAGGGCTAGGCAAGTTAGATCTTCCATTGGGGTGTGATGGTTATGTAGTAAGCTTCCACTTGGAACCAGTGGATGTCGAGTGGGTCAATCAACAAGCAAAACGAGTTCAGGCGCCGATTATTGTTTTGTCAGACTCAGAATATTACAACTGGCCTCATGCCAGTAATGTGTATCCTTTTACATACATATTTTGGCACTCACAGATTAAAAAAATGCTGGAATGGTTTCCAAACCCTGGGTGGGATACCAAGCGACAATATTTAACCAGTGCCTTTTGTAATCGTATTACACAAAGCAAGCTGCTGGTGTTTACTGCATTGGCAGAGTATATCGGAACAGATCAGTGCTTGCTCAAACTCAGCAACTGGGTAGAGGAGAAAAATGTTCACTATCGAGAGCCAACAGGTAACAAATTGTTGGACACTCTGGCCAATATATTTTGGGACAAATACGCAGGCCGCCCCCGGGACATTGGGGATAACTACACCGAAGACAAGAATTATCAACAGTACACAGCTGACCCATGGGGTGCAGCATATCAACAAGCTGCTATACACTTTACTAATGAAAGCTTGCACTACAGTTATATGGACAATGATCAAGGCAGGTTCATTCGTCCCGGGCCGTTCATTACTGAAAAAACTCTTAAATGTCTAGTTGGCGGAACTGCATTTGTGCCGGTTGGACAATATGACACCTACGGTAGACTCTCACGTTTGGGATTTCAATTTGATTATAAATTTGATACCAGTTGGGACTCAGATCCCGGTAACATCACACGGTTAGTTAGCATTGTAAATTTGATAAAACAGTTTTCTCAGTACAGTATCCAGGATCTTGTTGATGCTACTCAAGAATCTAGTCGTTACAACCAAGACTATATCATGTCTGGAGAGTTTGCCCGCCGGGCACAAGCTGAAAATATTGGTATAGTTAGTACGATTTACCGACTTTTCATAAAATAGCATTTGGCTCAATTGTTGGGATTAATGCTAGCTTTTCTTCCAGGAATACTGTATAATATGCTATAACTTACCTAGGAGATTTACATGGACACTCGAGTATTTTCTGGCGAACAAAAAGCCAAATTGGTTCAAATCATCAACGAAGGCATGCAGATTATGCATGACGTCGAAACCCTCAACGCAGGTCTTTCGGAAACGGTCAAGGCCATTGCCGAAGAGCTAGAAATCAAACCCAACGTACTAAAGAAGGCCATTCGCTTGGCACACAAAGCAGAATTTGGCAAAGAAAAACAGGATCATGACTTGCTGGAAACTATTTTGGAAACTGTTGGCCGAACACTTTAATTAAATCTGCATGAGCTATATTGATGCATTGTATGATCGTGACCGCGATCGTATTCACTTGGTGGGCCGACGCAATGGTGTTCGTTATTACGAAGACTATCCGGCCAACTATGTGTTTTATTACGACGACCCCAAGGGCAAGTTTCGCAACATCTACGACAAGCCAGTAAGCCGGTTCAGTTCTCGCAACAACAAAGAGTTCCGCAAAGAAATGCGGGTACACTCGGGTAAAAACATCTACGAAGGTGATATCAACCCGGTGTTTCGTTGCTTGGAAGACAACTACAAAGGGCAAGACGGGCCGCCGTTACACACAGCATTTTTCGACATTGAGGTCGACTTTGATCCAGTCAAGGGTTACAGTCGACCAGATGATCCGTTTAATCCTATCACAGCGATATCAGTCTACCTGGACTGGATGGATCAGTTGATCACTTTGGTGATTCCGCCCAAACACATGAGTGCCGAAACTGCGCAAGAGATTGCTGCTGAGTTTCCCAACACGTTTGTGTTTTGGGAGGAAGCCGAGTTGCTAAAAACGTTTATGTCATTGATTGAAGATGCCGATGTGCTCAGTGGATGGAATAGTGAAGGATACGACATTCCGTACACAGTCAATCGTGTGATCAAACTGTTGAGCAAAGACGATACCCGTAAGTTTTGCCTTTGGGAGCAACTGCCTAAACCAAGAATGTTTGAACGCTTTGGTGCCGAGAACATGACATATGACTTGGTTGGCCGTGTTCACTTGGACTATATGCAACTGTACCGCAAGTACACCTATGAAGAGCGTCACAGCTACAGCCTGGATGCTATCTTGGAGTACGAGGGACTGGCCGGCAAGACCAAGTACGAAGGTACCTTGGACCAACTATACAACCAGAACTGGAAAACGTTCATTGAATATAACCGGCAAGACGTGGTCGGTCTTGCCGGTATTGACAAGAAACTCAGATTCCTGGATCTAGCCAACACCCTGGCACATGAAAACACTGTGTTGCTGCAGACCACAATGGGCGCAGTGGCAGTGACCGAGCAAGCAATTATCAATGAGGCCCACGAACGTGGGCTAGTAGTTCCTAACCGTAAAGAGAGACTCAATGACAGTGATACACAAGCGGCAGGTGCCTATGTTGCTACGCCCAAAAAAGGAATCCATGAATACATCGGTTCCATTGACATCAACTCGCTCTATCCCTCGGCTATTCGTGCCCTTAACATGGGCCCAGAAACCATTGTTGGACAACTCAGAAGCACAGCAACCGACAACTTAATCCAGGAACGCATGGCCCGGGGCGATAGTTTTGCGGCATCCTGGGACGGTTTGTTTGCCACACTAGAGTATACCGCTGTGATGGAACAGCAGCGCGGAACCGAGATCACAATTGACTGGCAAGACGGCAACAGCTCTGTACACTCGGCTGCCGAAGTATGGAAGGCCGTGTTTGACAGCAATCAACCCTGGATCCTGAGCGCCAATGGCACTATCTTTACATACGAGAAAGAAGGTGTGATTCCGGGATTGCTCAAGCGTTGGTATGCAGAGCGTAAACAAATGCAGGCCAAGCTGCGGGAATGC